ATCATTATCATTATCATTATCATTATCATTATCATTATCATCGTTATATTCTAAATCATAAATTCTAGGTGTCGCTGACATAAATAATATTTTATGGTTTGATACTAATAATTTATTAATATCATTCATTTTATCATATATATTTGCTTTTGATAAATTATGAAACTCATCTATAATAAATAAAGCATCCTTAAATAAATCTAAACATTCTTTAATTAAATCCATAGAAGCATAAGTAGTTGATATTAAGAATTTATTATTAGTATTAATAAATTTTTTAATGTAATCAATATCTCTATTACCATCACTATCAACTAATAAATATTTATAAAATCCATATTCATTAAATCTATCTAAATTTTGTTCTGCTGAACTTTTTAATGGTGAAATTAAAATGATTTGATTATAATCATTAGATATTAAATAACTTGAATAAGTTTTACCACAACCACAAGGAAGCGATAATATACCTCTATTATTTTCTTTAAAATATTCCTTAAATTTTTCATATGCTTCTAATTGATATTTATAAGGAATTATTTTATTATTATTTATTTCAGTTGTAATTTCATTAAAAGGTAATTTAACAAAATTAATCTTTTTTTTATCAAAATCTAATAATAAAGATAAATTATAAGAACAATCAATATTAGAAACATTTGAACTAATTTGAGAAGTATAAATTATATTTCTAGATAATGAATTAGTATAATAAATATATGTGATAGTATCATTTGAAAATGCTGTTCTCATCATAATACCAGCAATATCATTCACCACCAATCCATTAGAATATCCATTTTTGCATTGGATGAGAGAACATTTATTATCTTCTTCAATTTGAATAATATCAATACCAATATCTTTATGATTATGAATAAATCCTTCATTAACTTCTTTTCTAATCAATCTTAATTCATTATGAGAAGAAATTAAATTATTATCAATTAAAATAGTTTCAGGACATTCATTCCATAAATAAGCAGGTTTATTAAGAATATTTATAATATTATGTTTAACATATTTTTCATATAATAATCCTTTTTCTTGATTATTTAACATTACTAATAAATTAGCTTAAAACTTTAAATAACTCATTTTTTATTTTAAATAACAAAAATCAATATTTCATTAATATTTTCATTAATATCCTTGAAATATGTTGTTTGTTATAAAATAAAAAATGATTATGATTTTATCATAAATTTATAAAAATGTTAAATGAAGTTCTTAAAAATTTGATAAGTAATATTAGAATTAAATTTGAAAAACTTAATGTATCTGCTTCTAGAAATGATATTATTGGTTTAAAAAGAATTAAATGTTATAAAAGATGTTATATTTATTATAAAGATTTTATAGAATTATATTATAATAATTTAAATGTTATTGAAATATTAAATAAAACACATAAAAACGGAATTATAATTGTTTTATTAAATTATGATATATTTGATATAATTAAAAATCCTAATGAAATTAATGATTATATCTTTAATCATATTGGTTCAAATGATATAATTTCATCTATAATTCTAATTAAAAATACTGATAGTGGAAAAAGTTCTAATGAAATTAATAAATTGATTAATGATTTTGATGAAATTAAAAATAAATATGACTATAAACCAATAGAAAAATTAAAAGAAGATAATAGTGGAAATGATAAATGGATAGGACATTATTTAATAAATGTTAAAGGTGGTAATAATAAATTAAAAACTATTAATACAATTCAACTTGCTAATAATGTTAATAATTATTGTTGTGAATTTAATTGTAATATTAATACATTAAAATTATTATATGACTTATTTAAAATTAAAAATAGTGAAAATTTAATTTTAAATAAAGATAAAGAGATTATAATTAAATTTAATAAATATTACGAAGAATTTTGTGAAACTAATATTATTAATATTAATAAAGAAACATCTTTAATTTGTCCTATATCTATTAAAGAAATTACATTTGAAAATATAGATGAAATTCAAATATGTCATCTAAATCCAATTTCCACATTCAAATTAACTATTGATGAAAATTATGGAATTATAAGTCCTCATCATTATAATAATTTAGCATGGGGTTTTAAACAAGCAAATATGTTTCAATTTAATTATTCTTTAAATGATACTCATAAATTTAATATTGAAATGACAATTAATATCCTTAAAGAAGATTATAAAATAAACAAAAATGAAAAAATAAATGAATTAATAAATGGATTAAGCGAATATCTCACTAAATAAACATTCATTAAATTTAATATTCGTCTTTATACAATCCTCAAATAAATCCTTTCGTAATTCAATTCCAACTCCTATTCTACCCAATTTAAAAGCTTCTATCGCAGTTGTGAAACTCCCTGAAAACATATCTAAAACAATATCACCCTTATAACTATAATATCTTATCGCCATTTCTGGTATGTCCCTTGGAAAAGGTGCTGTATGTCCTATTTTATTCTCTTTCTTATTATTTATTTTTATTACTGGTGATAATTTATGAATATCTCTTCTCCATTTATCTATAAATTCCTCTGGAATTATATTCTTCATCTGTTTATCCTCGTCTTGAATATTTATCGTCTTTAATGAAAATCTCTTTCCTCTATTACTATCACTCCTATCACATACTAAATTACAACATTCCCAAGACCTCAAACCTTTCATCGTATAACTATTACTTTTTATATTTAAACATCCACAAGAACTACACGGATATTTAACATCCTTCTCTAATCTATGTTTATGAAATATTAAGATATGTTCGTAACAATTTAGAGGATATTGATAAAATGGATATGGTGTGCTCTTATTTTTATGTCTTGATGATTGAACTTCTCCTTTATCCCATATAATATCATCTATATATGTAAAACCACAATCTTCAAATATTCTTATGAAATAACTTGGTAAAGGAATTTTTCGCATTCCCCAACATTTAATATCATAATTATTATCATTATCTACAACATCACTTATATTAAATACGAAAACACGATGATTTTCTAAAATTCTATAACATTCTTTAATAACTTCTGTCATAAATTTTAAATATTCATCTAAATTCTTCCAAGTTGAATAATCACGAGCATTATAATAAGGTGGAGAAGAACATAATAAACCTACACTTTCATTTGGAAATAATTTCATCTTTTCCAAACAATCACCCCATATAATCTTAATCTTATTATCTCTATTGATTTCTTCGAAAGAAGAATAATTAAAATTCTTATAATCTTGATGAATTAATTTAATACCTTTTATATAACTATATATGAAATTATAAATATTCTCATTCCTCTCATTTGAAAATTTATAATTATCCTTTATGAAATTTATTATATATTCATCCTTTATAAATTCCTTTATATATCCTTCATTAAATTCAAATAAATTTATTTCATCCATTTTAATTATATCTATTTTAGCTGTTTTTGAAACCAATTCTATCAATTGATTTTTAGTCTTTGATTTATATTTCATTATCCCCAATTTCTCACATCTCTCTAATAACTCTTTTCTTGATAATTTTGTTAAGTCCATTATTTATATTTATTATAAATATCAATCAATTTTTATATTTATTCAATTAATTATAAAAAGTTATTCGCTATTTTCATTAAATTTCATTCAAATCCATTCACATTTAAGATATTAAAATAATTATAATCAAATTCATTATATTTCTTAAAAAGGATATTAATAGAAGTTATTATAAATATTAATGAAATGTGAATGAAATGTGAATGATTTCAAAAGAATTATAATAAAATGTGAATGAAGGTTCCTTCACATATACACGAACAATTCCTTAATCATTTTGAAATATGTTGTTCGCTATTATTCATTCACATTTCATTTAAATATATTAAATAAGATTGAATTAATAATCATATTCATTAAACTTAATAAAAATGAATATTAATAGAACTCATTATAAATACTAGTTATTTCAAAATAATTATAATGAAATGTGAATGAATTTTATGATGAAGGTTTCCTTTACATTTCATTAACATATACACGAACAATCCCTTAACCTCTTTGAAAAATGTTGTCCGCTATATGTTAAAAATGAATTTGAGATGTTTAGAAAAAATGACATATTTATTTTTACTAATTCTTCCAAAGATGGATTATAAACTATTTATGGAAAGTATCAAACTATTTGAGAGTAATCCTCATTATCTAAATCTTATGTGTCTAAATGAAATTAAAACATCTAAACGAGATATAATCAATAGTGATTGTTTAAAATCAGTTATTAAACTTCCTGATAGAGATAATCTTAATAATCTTTGTTGTCTTCCTAAATATCATAAAGAAAGTTGTAGCAAACATTATCCAATCTTCGTTAATAATCCTGTTTCTAAAAAATTGGTTAGTAGTGTAAATACTGCCATTTATTCTACAACTGGTAATGATGATTATGTCTATAAAAATAGAGCTTCCAGATTATATCCAATTGTTCTTTCTAAACAAGAAGAAATGAAAATAAAAGATAAAAATGACAAAAAGAAATGTGCTATTCCTCTTAAAGACGCAAGCACTCCTTTATTACTAGCACAAGCATATTTAGATTATATGACATTTATAGTAAATATCAAAGAAATTCAATCATTATTAATTAATAATCCTGAAATATTTGATATGATTAATTTAAATAAGAAATATCTAATTGAAAATTATAAATCAAGAAGAATTTTTGATGAAGATGGATATAGTATTTGTGTTATTCTTGGTAATGAAATAAAATTAAATGATGTTTCAAATCCAGATAGAGATAATAGGTTTGATATAAATGAAAATGATATTCAATTAGGTCATAATTATCCTCGTAGCGAAAATTATGTTTCTATTAGAGGTCTTAATCTATTGCCGATGTCTAGGCAAGGAAATCGCATAATAGGTGAAGAAGTTTTTACAGAAGATATTTGGATAAATAAATTAAAATCAATTATTAAACAATTTTAAATAAATCATTCTTCATATATTCATAATATTCCTTTTCTTTTTCTATTAAAATACATCGTCTTTTTGTATTTAAACAAGCAACTCCTAATGTCCCTGTTCCTGAAAAACAATCTAAAATCAAATCATTTTCATCCGTCGTATGAATTATGATATTTATTAATAAATCTACTGGTTTAGGTGTCATATGAATTTTACTTCGTTTGGCAATTTCGTAATTCCATATACTATGATGTGTCTTCATATTATTAAATTTTGGAACTATATCCTCATATTTAAGATGTAAATGTTTTTCAATAGGTTTTATGGTTTCTCGTGTAGGCATATTCTTTCCAGTTTCAATATTACTATACCAACCTGTAAAACCACCAGTTTTACTCTTTATTTCTTGTGAAATTGTCATTTGACTTATATTTAATCTCTGTCTTGCTTCAATTAATTTATAAGTATTATCAAAGGTGTAAAATAAGATATATTCCGCCATTTTGTTAAAATTATGTAAATCATTTTTAACCACGAAACCATCCATAAACCCTTTCTTATTAGAATTATCAAATCTCTTATTCCATACTATCATCTGTTTAAATTTAAATGATGTATTCCTCTTAATCTCCATCATCAATTCACTTATAATTTCCATATCATTATGAAAAATGAAGAAACTTCCATTATCCTTTAACTTCATCTCCAATTTCTTTATAACCTTCATCAAAAACGGAATATAATCATCAATAGTATCCCATTTATCCTTTCCTATATTATATGGCGGATCTATACAAATCATTTGAATAGATTTATCATCCACCAAATCCAATTTTTCATAACAATCCCCTAAATGAAGTTCTATTTGATTATCTATTTGATTATCTATTTGATTATCTATTTGATTATTTATTTGATTATCTATTTGATTATCTATTTGAGGATTTATTTGATTAATAGAATTTAATAATGATATTAATTCTGTTTTATTTTTAGATTTATATTTTGTTAATTTATTTTCCTCGCATAATTTTAATAATTCTTGTTTTGATAATTTGGATAAGTCCATTATTTAATATTTATAATAATATCAATCATTTTTTATATATATGAAAAAAAATCAATCTTTAAAGATTTCATAAGTTCTCCAATTAATATCTCTTGGAGAACACGACCGTAAAACCCTAAATCTTTCATTTTTGTAAGTTATGAAAATTTCATTAAATCTATTTCTTTCACTTAAAACAAACGAACTATCCTTTTCATCGAGAAGTTTAATGACAGATAAACCAATCAAACTAATATCTTCAAATTCATCAAAGAAGAATGATTTTCTTTCAATCGTAGCGAAATTGATGATGATATTAGCAACCTTTTCAGCATTCGAATAAAAGTAAAGATTTTGAATAGTATTTGTCATTATTCTTATTTAAAATCATTATTTAAAATCATTATTTTTAATTTTTAGCATTTAAAAAGAACAAATATAATAATTATGAAACTTGTCATTCACATTTCATTCACATTTCATTCACATTTCATTAACATTTCATTCACATTTCATTCACATTTCATTCACATTTCATTAACATTTCATTCACATTTCATTAACATTTCATTAACAAATAGACGAACAAATTCTTAATCAATATAAAATATATCGTTTGCTATTTCTCATATAATTTTTAAAATATTAAAAGAATTATAATTAATTTCATTATATTTCTTAAAAAAATTAATAAAAAATCATTCACATTTCATTCACAAATTAACAAATAATCTCTTGAAGGTTTCATAAACTTATATCCACCATATATTAATATATTTTAATTGCATTTTAGTAATATTACTATCATCATAAGTTAAATTTAATTTTTGTAAATATTCAATAATTTTATCAATAAATATATTTTCTTCATCTTCACAAAGACAATTAATATATTCTTTACTTTCAATAGATAAATTTAATAAATAACTTAATAATTTCTTAATTTTCATATTTTTAATATTATCATTATCATTATTTTTAATATAATGACAATTATTATTTCTATTGTTTCTTAATCTTTTTAAATAATAATTAATTGGAGTTTCCATATTAATTTATGAATTATTAATGCTATTAATATCTTAAATTGCTTCAAATATTTTATTTATTAAATTTTTATTTTCTAAAATATTTATTTTATTTCTTAATTCTTTATTTTCACTTTCTAATTTATTAATCTTAATATTTTGTGTTTCAATTTTATTTCTTAATTCTTTTTTTCACTTTCTAATTTATTAATCTTAACATTTTGTATTTCAATTATATTTTTAAGTTCTTTAATTTCGTTTTTTAATTCTTCATTTTCATTTAATAATGTTTCATTAATTACCACAATTTTATAATAATTATAATCAAAATGTTTTATTTTATTTAATAGTTCTTCAATATTACTAATTCTATTTTCTAATGTATCAAATAGATTACTTACATTTTTATTACATATATTAAAATTATTAATTGTTGTCATTATTTTTTATTTATATTTAAAATATATTTAAATATCATTTTTTAATGTTTTTTATATTAAAAACTAATTATAAATATAAATGATTTCAAAGAATTATAATGAAATGTGAATGAAATGTGAATGAAGTTTTATGAGGAAGTTTCCTTGACATTTCCTTCGCATATGGACGAACATTCCCTAAACCTCATTGAAATATGTCGTTCGCTATTTCTCATTCAATTTCATTCGCATTTCATTATAATTATTTGAAATCATTCACATTTCATTAATATTTATAATAACTTCTATTAATGTTCTTTTTAAGAAATATAATGAATATGATTATAAATACAATTGTATTTAATATATTTAAATGAAATTATAATGAAATATAAATGAAGTTTTATGAGGAAGTTTCCTTCGCATACGGACGAACATTTCCTTAATCTTCTTGAAATATGTCGTTCGCTATTTCTCATAATGATTTCAAAGAATTAAAATGAAATGTGAATGAAGTTTCCTTATCATTTCCTTATCATTTCATTAATAAATACTAAATTATTCCCTTAATCTCCTTGAAATATGTTTTTTATAAAACCTTCAAATTATCTTCTACATTTATTCTTGCGATATTTAAATAATATTTATCCTTAATATTATTATAATTCTGGATTATTCCTTCATTATATAATAATCGTTTTGAATATATATTAAATTGATGGTTTTCATTTAATAATACATATATCAATAAATATATCATAATGACTATTATTATTGATTTTATTATATCCCTCGTGCCTATATAGACAATTGAAAATAAAATTAATGCCTGAACTAAATGATTTTTTATTAATTTCTGCTGAAAATCTGTCAATTTTATATCCAAAAACTTCGCACCTATATTCATCACCACTAATGATAAGATTAATAATGGGTCTAATGAAGGTATTGTAATCGCCTCTATCATCTTCCTAAATAATTCATTTAAAAATAATTTAATTATATAAAAATAAATATGAATAATACTTCTTCAATCGTCTCCATCACCAATCATTCAACTCTCACAAATATCTCCAATATCACCGCCATCATCATCTCAACCACCATCGCAAATTCTTCAATTCCTAAATATCTCTCAAATATCTCCATCTTCCTCCTTACTCCTCTAACCTACTTCACTTCTCTCTTCTTCTAATGTTCTACAACTTGATTCAACATTAGAAATCGTTCCTTCATATAAAAAAAACTGACTTATATGAATTCCATTAATATCCTTCTCATCACTCTCTATCTTTCCTGTGAATATTATCAAAATCTCGTTTGTTGATTCATCTTTATCCAATATAAATTTTATAAAATGATTTCCATCCTCCATATCCGTTTTATTATAATCCTCTCTCGTTAATCTAACCTCATTACTATCCAAATCTTTATAAACACCATTTTCATCCAAATAATAAAGTTCCCATAATCCTATCGCATTCTTCCAATTATCACTCATCCTAAATCCATATTTCTTTAAAACAAATTCTCTATTATATTTAAATGATATGAACTCTCCTCTTATCTCCCCACCATTTATCACTATCCTCGGTAATTCTTGAACTTTGAATGATGAATTATTATTAATCGCTAATGAACCATTCAACAATCTTGAAGGATTATTATCAACCGATACTCGTGATGAATATCTTATCTCAATTCCTCCAATCCTCCTCTTAAAATGATTTCCAAATATCACATCATCCGCAATTATCTCCGTAGTTCCTTCCCCTGAATAATTAATCATTAATAACGTATATTCATAACGCCTATTATTTATCCTAAAATTCTCTACTGGACTATTTAATAAACCTCTTTCTTTATATGAATATAAAGTATCTTGAATTGTCTCCCTTCTTCTTGTCATCTCTTTTTCATATAAAAGCGTTATTTCAGTAACTAACGCCGTATTTTCTACACCAATTTCAGTTTTTTTCGCCTCAATATCAGTTATAGATGTTGAACTATTGATAATAATCATATAATTATCAATCTTCGCCAAAAAATTATTGAATTTTATTGTTAAAGATGGTTCAGGAACCTCCGCCACCTTCAAACGAAGATTATTTAAATCAATTTTCGCCTGACTTAATATTTGTAACGCCTTTATCTTCTTTGATTGTAATTCAACTTGATTATAAACATATGGATAATCTCTATCAATTTCTACTATTCTCCTATTTATCTCATTTGTCGTGAAGGTATGTAAAGAAGTCCTTACATCATTTATTTTCGTTTTGAGATTATCATAAGAAATATTTAAAGAATTATCATTTATCAATTCTTTATTTGCTATAAATTCAACATCATTCAAAATAGCATCCTTTAAATCAATATTCCTAATCGCCTCCGCTCTCGCATTTATTAAAGAATTTATATCATTCTTTAATGCTTCTATTCTTCCATTTATTCTCGTTATTTCTATTCCTAGATTATTTGCGTCTGTTTGTGGATTATTTAAAGAACCTATAAATGTCGTTATAGAACCATCTATCTCATTATATAAATTATTAAATGTTCCAAAATTCACTTGTGTCTTTTTATTAGAAATTCCTTGAAGATTACTTAATGATCTATTAATTGATGTTCTTGCTGATGATATTAATTCCCTCTTATAATTATCTATGGAAGTTATTAAATTATTAATTGCCGTTGTTATAGATGCTAAATTTGTTTGAATTTGATTTATTGGATAATTATTTATATTATTCCTGAAAGTTGTTATTGATGTTCTTATAGAATTATTCGCAGTTATTAAGGATGTATTACTTGATTGTATTATGAAATTATTATAATTATTTAATCTATTTAATTCTTCTTCTATTCTTATTAAACTATTCTTATAAATTTGAATATCATTTATTATATTATTTATAGTTGTTGTTATTGATGATGATAATGATGTTATTTGAGATATATGATAATTATTTATATTATTCCTAAATGATGTTATTAATGCTCTTATGGAATTATTCGCATTTATTAAAGATGTATTATTGACATTCGTATAAACATCATTTAATCTTCTTTCTTGTTCTGCGATTGTTTCTAATCCAATTCTTCTTGCTGTTTGTATTAAATTTATTATTCTTCCTGATAATCCTGATGTTGTTTGTGAAGTTGATGAGAAAATATCATTAATCTCATTCTCATTATTAGAACTATTTATCCTATTTATATTATTATTAATCGTCGCTATTTGTGAATTATATTCATTCATTAATGCCTGATGTAATGGATTTTCTATAATAACTCTTAATGTCTCCAAATTTGTCTTCAATTGTCGTATTTGATTTATCTTTTCATTCTTCAAATTATTTAATGCTCTTGTTCTTGCTTCTGCTTCTAATCGTAATTGATATTGTCTCGCTTCTTCTACTCTTCTCGCTTCTGCTTGTCGTGCTTCTTCTGCTCTCCTTGCTTCTTCTGCTATTCTCCTTGCTTCTTCTGCTCTTCTTTCTTCTTCTGCTCTCCTTTCATTTTCATTATTAACAGCATTAACAATTGCTCCAATAGGAGTATATGAAAAAACTTCACTTGCGCTTGGTTGATTACCCATATCTAATTTTAATCATTATTATTATCTTCTTGTGGAAAACTTGATCGAGATGTTGCTTGCATATTTGGTACTATTCCTTTCTCTAATTTAATTTGACCGAAATCTAATGTAGTTCCTCCAAAAGTCTTTTTGAATACAAACAAATATTTCTTTGCCGATATTTCATTATCAAGTAAGAAATTTACATAAGTATTTGCTGGTTTTGTTGTTGTTTGATTATAATCTGTTCTAGTTGCTGTTTTTTCTTCTATTTTTGTTAAACTATCATCACCAATATATAAAATCCAAGAGGCAGGAGCATTTTGAATAGTAGCACCATTTTGAGTATCCTTGGAAATAAATGAATATTTCTTTAATTTAAAAGCTTCTGGAAATTCTATTGCTATAAAATCACCTGCGTTTGTAGGACCGCCAAAAACATTTGGGAAATTAGAATTATTAGTTCCATATATATTTGTTAAAAAATCTCCATTTGAACCATATCTACC